AAAACATGAGCAAATACTGTTTTGACATAGAAACAGATAACTTATTAGAAGAGTGTACGAAGGTTCACTGCATAGTCTTAAAAGATATAGACACGGAACAAGTCTTAACTTTATCTACGGATGAAGCCATAGACAAGCTTACGAATGCAGAACTTATTATCGGACATAATATTATTAAGTTTGATATTCCTGTGTTAGAAAAATTATATAACTTCAAAACTAAAGCAAAAGTTTTTGATACGTTAGTTGCTACACGGTTAATATGGTCTGACTTAATGGAGTCTGACATGAAGCGTGTACATACTAAAGACTTCCCAAGAAAATTAGTCAACAAGCATAGCCTTAAAGCATGGGGTGTTAGACTAGGGAATTACAAGCAAGAGTTTGAAACAGACTGGCAAGAGTTTACAAATGAAATGTTAGAGTATTGTGTACAAGACGTAGAGGTTACACATAATTTATACCAAATAATTTTGGGTAAAAAATATTCGGAAGAATCTCTAAAACTCGAACACGATGTAGCCACTCTTATATCTAAACAAGAAAGATATGGAGTCTTGTTTGATAAAGAAAAAGCAATCAAACTTTATGCTGACTTGTCTGGACAAAGAGACAAAATTAAAAAAGAAATGGAAGAAACTTTTAAACCTATAACGGTTAAAAGAGTTTCAGAAAAAACTGGTAAACCATTAAAAGATAAAGTTATTATATTCAATCCGTCTAGCAGACAACACATAGCTGATAGGTTAAAGACTAAGTATAATTGGAAACCAAAAGACTTTACCCCAGATGGTAAACCAAAAGTAGATGATACAGTTTTAAATAGTTTAGATTATCCAGAAGCAAAACTGTTAGCAAAATATTTTCTTTTAGAAAAAAGAATAGGAATGTTAGCAGAAGGTAATCAAGCGTACTTAAAACTAGAACGTAACGGAAGACTACACGGCACTGTTAATACTAACAACGCTGTAACTGGTAGGGCAACAGCAATGAAACCTAACTTACAGCAAGTACCTTCAGTCAGTGTACCTTACGGAAAAGAATTTCGAGAACTCTTTACTGTACCAAAAGATAAAGCGTTAATCGGAATAGATGTAAGTGGACTTGAGCTTAGATTGCTTGGTCATTACATTGCAAAATTTGATGGTGGTGCATACGCTGACATTGTAGTCAACGGTGATATACACACTACTAATCAACACAATGCAGGTTTAGAAACTAGAGACCAAAGTAAAAGATTTTTATACGCTTGGCTTTATGGCGCAGGTGTAGGAAAAATTGCAGAGGTAACTGGTAAGACTAACAAAGAAGCTGCGAAAGTTAAGAAGCGTTTCTTAGATAGACTACCTGCTTTAAATAAACTTATCAAACAAGTACAACTTTCTGCTGAACGTGGTTACTTGGTAGGTCTAGACAAAAGACAAATCAAAGTAAGAAATACTTTCAGTGCATTAAACACTTTGTTGCAAGGCGCAGGCGCAGCCGTTTGTAAACAATGGTTAGTTGAGTTTGACAACGCTGTTAAAAATACTTTAGGCGTTCAACAATTATTATGGGTACATGATGAGATACAAGTTGAATGTGATAAAGACAAAGCAAAAGAAATAGGAGAGTTGGCTGTCGAATGTATTAAACGAACTGGTGAACACTTTCAATTACGAGTGCCATTAACAGGCGAATATAAAATAGGAAACAATTGGAGTGAAACACACTAATGAAGAATAGTAAATTTGACATAGACCTAAAGTATGGACAAGAACGAGAAAAGAAAGTTGTATCGTTATTGGACCAGGACAAAAACAAACTAGAAGTAAAGACAGAAAGAGACTGGTGGGCTAAGACAGGAAACATCGCAATCGAAGTTGAATGTTGGGGCAAACCTAGTGGCTTATCTAAAACTGAAGCAGACTATTGGGTACATATATTAGCAATAGGTAAAGAAGATTATTGCAAATTAATATTTGAAGTACCTAAATTAAAAAAGATAGCTGACAAATTTAAAGATAACTACAAAATGATTGGTGACCACCATGCAAGTAAGTGCATATTGATTCCTTTAAAAGAATTATTCCAATCAAAAAATTTAACTTAACCAATCCACAGGAGGATATAATCCATGAAGAGAAGACTTTTAATTGATGGGGACATCATAGCTTACAAAGCTTCAACTATGGCAGAGCATAGTATCAAGTGGGAAGACTCAACAGTATGGACATTACACGCTGATGAGAACCACGGAAAATATCTCGCACTATCCGAGATAGAAGATTTAAAAGAAAATCTTAAAGGTGATAGTATTACAATTGCACTAACAGATGGTGTTAACTTTAGAAAAGACATCTTACCTAGCTACAAGGATAATCGTAAAGAGAAACGTAAACCTTTAATATTAGGGGCAATTAGAAAATGGTTAATTGATGAGTATGACGCAATCATTTATCCAAATTTAGAAGCAGATGATGTTCTAGGTATTCTAGCTACACAACCACAAAAGAAAGAAGAACGTATTGTATGTTCACTTGATAAAGACCTTAGACAAATTCCAGGTAAACTTTCTCAAGACGGTAGAACAATACAAAAACTTTCTAAAAGAGATTGTGACCACTGGCACATGATACAAACATTAACTGGTGATTCAGTTGATGGATTTTCTGGTTGTCCAAAAATCGGAAAAGTTACAGCACAAAAAATACTTAAAGATAAAAATTTACCACTTAAAGAACAGTGGGAACTAGTTGTCAAAGCATATGCCAAAGAAGGCTTACTAGAACATGACGCTTTTCAACAAGCTCAAGTTGCTAGAATTTTAAGACACGGTGAATACAACAAAAATACTGGTGAGGTAACTAGATGGCAGATTTAATTAAAGAACCACCTCACTACACGCAACATAAGATTGAACCAATTGATTTTATAATTGCTAACAATTTAGATTTTTGTACTGGCAACGTAATTAAATATTTATTGAGACACAAAAAGAAAAACGGTGTTCAAGATTTATTGAAAGCTAAACAGTACATAGATTTTATTATTAATAAACAACTCAAGAATAAGGAATAGGAAACAACATGGATTATAGTAAGGACTCATTATTATCAGACGCAGGTTTGAGAATATTAAAGGATAGATATTTAACAGAGGAGGAACAAAGTCCTCAAGAAGCATTTTATAGAGTATCTAAAATATTTTCAGATGATTCTGCTATGGCTGATAGAATATATTCTTACGCTTCTAATCTATGGTTTATGTTTTCTACTCCTATTCTGACTAATGGAGGAACTAAAAGAGGAATGCCTATTTCGTGCTTTCTTAATTATGTTCCAGACAGTCGAGTTGGATTAACAGAACACTACACAGAGAACGCTTGGTTAGCTACAGTGGGTGGAGGAATCGGTGGACATTGGGGACACATAAGGAGTGATGGAACATCAACTTCTGGTGGCTCAATATCTACTGGCTCAATTCCATTCATGCACATTGTTGACTCAGAAATGTTAGCGTTCTCTCAAGGTAAAACAAGAAGAGGAAGTTATGCAGCATATCAAGATATATCACATCCAGAAATTGAAGAGTTTATCGAAATGCGTAAACCTAGTGGTGGGGACGTTCATCGTAAATGTCTCAACCTTCATCATGGTATTAATGTTACTGATAAATTTATGTCTGTTATTGACAATTGCACTACTGACCCTAGTGCCGATGATACTTGGGAACTTATTGACCCACATACAAAACGAGTGGTTAGAAAAGTCTCTGCTAAAAAATTATGGCAAAAAATTCTTGAGACTAGAGTGGCGACTGGTGAACCTTACGTCTGTTTCATTGACACAGTCCAAAAGTCTTTGCCGGAGTCTCAGAAGAAAATTGGATTAAAAGTACATCACTCAAATTTATGCAGTGAAATTACATTACCAACAAACGAAGAACGAACAGCCGTGTGTTGTTTGTCTTCACTTAACTTAGAAAAATATGATGAATGGAAAGAAGACAATAATTTCATACCTGACGTGGTTAGGTTTCTCGATAATGTCTTGGAGTATTTTATTAATAACGCTAGTGATAGTTTACACCGTGCTAAGTATTCTGCTATGCGTGAACGTAGTATTGGATTGGGGACAATGGGTTTCCATTCGTATCTCCAAAGTAAAAACATACCTTTCGCAAGTGCTTTAGCTAAAGGACAAAACTTATCTATATTTAGAAACATAAAAAAACAAGCACTAGAAACTTCACGTAGACTCGCTGAAGAAAGAGGTGAAGCACCAGACATGGAAGGTACTGGTTTACGTAATGCACATTTATTGGCAATCGCACCAAACGCAAGTAGCAGTATTATTTGTGGTAGCACTAGTCCTTCCATCGAACCAGTAAGAGCAAATGTTTATAGTCAAAAAACTATGAGTGGTACTTTTTTAATGAAAAATAAATACTTAGAAAAACTACTTAAAGAAAAAGATATAGACAATGAAGATACATGGAAAAGTATTGTATCTAAAAGAGGTTCAGTAAGACATTTAAAAGAATTATCTGATTGGGAAAAAGATGTATTTGCTACAGCTATTGAAATAGACCAAAGATGGATTGTTGACTTGGCTGCTGACAGACAAGAATTTATTTGTCAGTCTCAAAGCTTAAACATTTTTGTGCCTGCGGATGTTAACATTAAAGATTTACATATGCTTCATCTTTCAGCATGGAAGAAAAAATTAAAGACTCTTTATTACTGTCGTTCAGAAGCAATTAAAAGAGCAGAGATAATTTCAACTAAGATAGAAAGGAAAGTTAGACCAGACGCAGAAGAGTGTCTAGCTTGTGAAGCTTAATGGCAAAGAAGAAAAATAATTTATTATCAAATGACGTAGCACATGAGACTAGGTCTAAATATAAAAAGACTAGCATTGGTGGAAGACCAAGCACAAGTATGATGAATAAAAAGAAAAGACAAGGAAGGAATAGAAAGCAATTGAAAAATAGAGGACAAGGAAAATGACAGACAACAGTATATTTGACAGTTTCAACAAACCAAAAAAGAAATGTTGTGGGTGTCATAAAAAGAAAGACAAACAAAGTGTACTCTGGACAGTTTACCATACGGTTTTAGCTGTAGAGTTAGCAATAATTATTTTAATAGAAGGGATAGAACTACTAGGATGAGTTTATTAAAAGCAAGGGAATATTACAAACCGTTTCAATATCCGTGGGCTTTCGAAGCTTACGACCAACAACAAAAAATGCACTGGTTACCAAGTGAAGTTTCACTAGCAGAAGATGTACGAGATTGGAATGAAAGATTAAGCACTAAGGAAAAGAATTTAATAACACAAATATTAAAGTTCTTTACGCAAGGTGATGTCGATATTGCTCAAGCGTACCTTGATAATTATATTCCTAAATTTAAACCACCAGAAATTAGAATGATGTTATCTTCTATTGCAACAAGCGAAGCTAATCATGCACATTCTTATTCATTATTAAATGATACAATTGGTTTACCAGACACAGAGTACAAAGCATTCCAAGAATATAAAGCTATGTCAGACAAACATGATTATCTTTTTAGAAGTAAAGGTGAAGGTGTTGAAGGTATGGCTAGAGAACTTGCAACGTTTTCAGCATTCGGAGAAGGATTGCAGCTCTTTGCTTCTTTCGTAATGTTATTAAACTTTCAAAGATTTGGTAAAATGAAAGGTATGTGTCAGATAGTTACCTGGTCCATAAGAGATGAAAGTCATCACGTTGATAACATGATAAAATTATTTCATGCTTTAATAGATGAGAACAAACATATTTGGAATGATGAATTTAAGAAAACTTTATACGATGTTGCAAGAGACATGGTATCATTAGAAGATAAATTTATCGACTTAGCCTTTGAACAAGGTGGAGTAGAAGGTATTGAGCCAAACCAAATTAAACAATACATACGACATATAGCTGACAGAAGACTATTACAATTAGGATTAAAACCTAATTTTGCTGTCAAAGATAACCCATTGCCTTGGCTTGATTGGGTTTTAAATGGCGTAGAACATACAAATTTCTTTGAAAATCGTGCTACTGAATACACAAAAGGAAGTATGACAGGAAATTTGTGGGGCTAATAGTACCCATATTAGAAGGAAAAAGATATGAACCCATTAGACGACATTCAATTACCTTACACAGTGGAAGAACTTGTTAAAACTTTAGACAAAGTATTTCCAGAAAAAAGTGCTGACTTAAAAGACAGTGAAAGAACTGTTTGGTTTAAGGCAGGACAACGAAGTGTAGTCAATTGGTTAATTGAATTAAAGAAACGTAACGAAGAAAATTTATTAGGATAGGAGATAACTATGTGTTTTTCATCAACAAAACAAGCACCTGTAGTTACAAGACCTGACCCTAATATTAAATATGTCGATGGGAATATTATGAATCCAAAAGACAGTCCACCAGAGATAGATAAAACTCCGGTGAAGAAACCAGAAAAGAAAAGTAGTGTATCACAATCATCAGATGTGACTACATCACAATCTAGTGATTTAACAATACCAACTTATTAAAGGAAGGAAACAATTATGTGTATGGGAAGACCTTCTGCACCTCCAGTGCAGGAAACAGTTACGCCAGTAAGAAATGCCGTTTCATCAGGAGATGAATTAGCACCTACTATCGAACTAGCTTCTGAAGACGCTATGGAAATAGCAAAGAAGAAGAAATCGAAAAAAGGAACAATAGGTATGCAAACGGATTTAAACATCCCTGGTAGTTCGCAAACAATTATATAGGTAATTTATAATGGCAGATAATTTACATAACACGGCAGAAAGTCGATACAATTCTCTGTCTGAACAAAGAGAACACTTTTTAAATCGTGGACGACAGTGTTCGGAACTGACGATACCTACTTTAATTCCTGAAAATTCACATACCCCTTCACAAGATTTTTATAGCCCTTTCCAATCAGTTGGAAGTAGAGGTGTAAATAACTTAGCTAGTAAACTCTTACTATTATTACTTCCCCCCAATCAACCATTTTTTAGATTAGCGATACAAGGCAAAGCTAAAGAGCAAGTACAAGAACAACCAGAACTTAAAACGTTAATTGAAAAATCATTAGCAAAAATTGAACGTGACGTTATGGGTAAGATTGAGTCACTTGCAATTAGAGTTCCAATATTTGAAGCCATCAAACATTTAATTGTTGGTGGAAATGTTTTATGTCATATGCCTAAAGAAGGTAGTATGAGAGTATTTCCTCTTAATCAATATGTATGTAAAAGAGACGGTGAAGGAAACTTATTAGAAATAGTTGTAAAAGAAACTGTATCTGTTTTAGGATTAGACGAAGAAGTTAGAGAACAAGTATTACAACAAATGAGTAAAGAAGACGCAAAAGCTGAAACTAATTGTGACTTGTATACACATATTTACAAACTAAGTGATAAGAAATTTTATGTATGCCAAGAAGTTAAAGGAATTAAAATACCTTCATCTATTGGTGAACACAACGCAGACCAACTTCCATGGTTAGCATTAAGAATGGTACGTGTAGATTCTGAAAGCTATGGAAGAAGTTACGTTGAAGAATTTATTGGTGACTTGAAGAGCCTTGAGGGATTATCTCAAGCGCTTGTAGAAAGTGCCGCTGCGTCAGCTAAAATGGTTTTCTTAGTAAAACCTAATTCTACTACAAAGAAAATGGACATTGCAAAATCTAGAAACGGTGACATTATTTCTGGAAGTAGAGACGATGTATCAGTATTACAAGCAGAGAAATTTTATGATTTACAAACAGTAGAGAAATCAATTGGTAGACTTGAAGAAAGACTAGCATACGCTTTCCTACTTAACACAGCAATTCAACGTCAAGCAGAAAGAGTTACGGCTCAAGAAATTAGATATATGGCTAATGAACTTGAGACTGCTATGGGTGGAATTTATTCTTTATTATCACAAGAATTACAATTACCTTTAGTCGCTCTTCTTATGACAAGAATGGGAAGTAAAAACGAAATACCAAAACTTCCAAAAGGTTCTGTAAGACCAACTATTATAACTGGTGTTGAAGCACTAGGTAGAGGGAATGACTTACAGAAACTAAGAGAGTTTGTAGGTGAAATAGGACAGTTAGCACAAATGAATCCTCAAGCAATTCAATTATTAAACATAGGTGATTTAATTGAAAGATTAGCAACAGGGCATGGAATTGAAACTGAGAACTTAATTAAGTCTCCTGAACAACTACAAGCAGAACAAGAACAACAAATGCAAATGCAGCAACAACAACAAATGATGGACACAGCACAAGCTGTTGCACCTAAAGTTGCTGACAACGTTACAAAACCTCAAGGATAATAAACAATGGTAGAAAAAGTAGAAATAAAAGAAGCTGAAACAACTTCTGAAAAACCAGTAGATACTACTCAAGATAAAACTTTTGAAAATGAAAGCAGACCTGAGTGGTTACCAGAAAAATTTAAGAACGCTGAAGACATGGCTAAAGCCTATGGTGAACTTGAAAACAAATTAGGACAGTCTGAAAATAATAATAATAAAGACTCAGAACCTAAAAAAGAAGAGACTAAAAAAGATGACGCTGACTTATCAATTGATAAAGCAGAAAAAGCTGTAGAAAATGCAGGGTTAGATATGGCTTCTCTTCAACAAGAATATAATGAAGGTGGGCAATTAGCTGATAAATCTTATGATGCTTTAGAAAAAGCAGGAATACCTAGAGATTACGTAGACGCTTTTATTAAAGGTCAAGAAGCTATCGCTCAACAAACTTCTAATACACTTAAACAAGAAGTAGGTGGCGCAGACGCTTATAACAATATGATGTCTTGGGCTTCAGACAATTTAAGTGAAGCAGAAATAAATGCTTATAATTCAACAGTAAATGGTAAAGACATTGAAGCAACTAAATTAGCAATCGCAGGATTGAATGCTAGATTTAAAAATGCTGAAGGTGTTGAACCTAATTTACAAACTGGGAACAGACCAAGTACAAGTAATGCACCTGGTTATCGTTCTTGGGCTGAAGTTACAGCAGCAATGTCTGACGCAAGATATACTTCAGACAATGCTTACAGAGCAGACGTACAAGCTAAATTAAAGAACAGTGAGTTATAATGGCGTACAAACCAAAACCAAAACCAAAGCCGAAACCAAAACCAAAAAATAAGAGGTATTAACATGGCAAAGACAGGACTATATGCAAACATCCACAAAAAACGTGCTAGAATTAAAGCAGGTTCAGGTGAGACTATGCGTAAAGCAGGTACAAAAGGCAGACCTACAGCAGCACAATTTAAACAAGCTGCGAAAACTGCTAAATCATAGTTGTGTTACCTATTTAGGTAGCAACTGCTAACACAAAGTTAAAGTCCATTAACTTGACCGTTCTGAGGAACGACAATCTTGTGAAACATACTTGAAATTTGTGAAAGCTTTTTAAACAATAACAATAGAAAAAGGAGACAATTATGTCAAACGCAACTCCGGCTTCCATTGGACGAGTAAACGCTTCTGGTTCAGAAGACGCATTGTTTTTAAAAGTTTTTGCCGGTGAAGTTATTACTTCATTCGACAGAGCGAGTAAAACACAAGGCGCTGATTCAGTAAGAAGTATCAGTAATGGTAAATCTGCAACGTTCCCTGTAATGGGTAGAACTACTGCGGCTTACCACACACCTGGTGCAGAAATACTTGGTTCTGATGTGAACCACAACGAAAAGGTTATTACAATTAATGACCTTTTAATCTCTTCAGCTTTTCTTTCAAACATTGAAGAAGCTAAGAATCATTGGGATGTAAGAAGTGCATATTCTACTGAAATCGGTAGAGCATTAGCATTCCAAAAAGACAAACACGTTCTACAAACAATCGGTCAAGCTGCACAAGCTTCGGCTTCTGTTACTGGTGGAGACGGTGGTACAGTATTAACTAATACTAATATCGCTTCTGCAACAGCAGCAACATCTGCAAATGGATTTATTGATTCATTGTTTGATGCTGCGAAAACATTAGACGACAAATATGTACCGGCAGACGGTAGAGTTTGTTTCTTAAAACCTGAAATGTACTACAAATTAGCAAACGCTACAAACGCAGTCAATGTTGACTTCAGTGGTGGTGCTAACGGTGGTGTTGCTTCAGGTAGGGTGTTACAAATTGCAGGTATCAGATTAATTGCTGTTCCTCATTTTGTTGCTTCAAACGTAACTTCTGGTGCAGACGCAGGTTCAGCTACTCAAGGTGGTTCAACACCTCAAGCTGTTAACTTGACTGCATACGAAGGTTTAGTTTGTCACCCATCAGCAGTTGGAACTGTTAAGTTAATGGATTTAGCTACTGAGATGGAATACGACATTAGAAGACAAGGTACTCTAATGGTTGCTAAATACGCTATGGGTCATGGTGTATTAAGACCAGAAAGTGCTGTAGGAATTAAAGACGCTTAATATTCATTAGGCTTATTTATACTATATAGGAGTAGGGGACGAGGGAGACTAAATCCCCTACTTTAATTATTAAAAAAGGAAAATCATGACAACACAAATTACACCGACAACGGAACTGCAGGCAATTAATACTATGCTAAGTTTCATAGGGGAAGCCCCAGTCAGTTCTATAACAGGAAATATAGGAACAGACGTAGCTGTCGCTGTAAATATTTTAGATGAAACTTCCATGAGTGTTCAGTCACAAGGATGGTTTTTCAATAGAGAATTTGAAGTTACACAAGCAAGAGACTCAGACAACAAAGTTCCTCTAGACTCTAACTGCGTTCAAGCAGAAGCTTCTAGACCTTACCAATATTTATATCAATACACTATTCGTAACGGTTTTTTATATGACTTAAAAAATCATACAGATGTATTTACTTACAACCCACAAATAGACAAAGTTTTAGTACAACAATTTGAACATCTTCCAGAATATGCAAGAAGATATATTGTAGTTAAAGCGTCAAGACGTTTTGCAGCTCGGTATATTGGTGCAAGTGAATTAGTTAAACTAGCAAACATAGATGAACAAGAAGCCCACGTACAGTTTGAACAAGCTGACTCAAGAGCAATGGACGCTAATATTCTTAAAGATGAATACAATATGAATTACATTACTAATCGTGGCAATAAACGTTCATCAAGGAGTTAGACAATGGCAGTTATATCGCAGTCAATTCCAAATCTTATTAATGGTATTAGTCAGCAGAATGCAGTTCAAAGAAATGTATCTCAAGCTGAGAACCAAGTAAACTTTCAATCAAACATTATAGACGGATTATCTAAAAGAGCAGGAACTCAGTTTGTTGCTAACTTAATATCTAACCAAGCAATACCAAATAATTGCGCAGTACAATGGATTAATAGAGATAGTAGTAATCAGTATGTTGCTTTATTTTATAATCAAGGTGTTAAAGTTTTTGATTTACAAGGTGTTGAAAAAACTGTTTCTACTCCTAATGGTACTTCTTACCTAACTTCAACAAATCCTTTAGAAGATTTTAAATTTACAAACATTGCTGACTATACATTTGTATCTAACGCACAAAAAACTGTAGCAGAAAATTCTTCTACAACAGCAGCAAAGGTACAAGAAGCTTTAGTTTATGTTAAAAGTTCACAATACGGTAGACAGTATAGTGTTACTTTAAATCATTCAACTTGGTCATACCCAATAGAAGTATTATTTCAAATGCCTACTGGTAATGACGCTTCAACAGATGGTAAATTTAGAGATACAGAAAAGATTGCACATATATTATTATATGGAACTGCGTCTTCACACTGGTCTAGTGGTGCAGACGGAATTGGATTTAAAACAATTAGAACTGACACTGGTGCAACACTAAGTACGTCACAAGGATTAGCAAACTATTCTGGAATTACAGGAACGTTTTCTTCTACGCAATACGGTAACACTATTTATCTTACAGCTAGTAGTGGGACTTTTGGAATTGAAACTACAGACGGTTTTGGTAACCAAGCTATGTATGCAGTAAAAGACGCTATACAAGATTTTACAGATTTACCTTATTACGCAAAACCAGGAATGATTATTCAAATTACTGGTGAAG